TCCCTTACGTAGAAGTCCATTTCCTCGCCTGCCATGTGCTGGTTCGGTACTCTTTTCCTCATTTTAGAGGACACAGCCTGACATTCGTAGAAGGAAAGGATCCCAAAGACGTTTTCGAACTGCTCAAGAAGAGGTTCGTATATCAAATTAGCAAGGCGAGTCATTGCCTTTTTCTGAGGTACTCCAGGCCTGTTGCAAATGTCGAACATTGACACGGTAGCTTCGTCGTAGGTAAGGTGGTCGGAGAACTTCTTGTCAAATTGGACCTGATGTAGTGGATTGATTTTCCGAAGAACTTCCGGTTTCGTAGGGTAGTTCATGTAGTCCGTTATAATCTCTTTCATAGTAATTTGGTTCCCTTCTTAATTTTCTGATTCCAAGTAGAGCGGCTCCGGCGTAGACTAAGGCAATGCTCTGTATTAGGATGTCCTGCTCGCCCCTTCCTAAGATTATTAGGAGCATCCCAGCGAGGAAGGAAAGCCCGCCAATAGAGACTATTATCAGGCCGGATAAACCCGATGCTGAAGTTTTTCCGTTCTCATTCGAGGTAAGTTCCGCCCAACTGAATCCCTTGCTGAATGTTCTCTTCATATCAGTTAGATATACGAGGAGCCTATTTTGAAAATTTGATTTTGATTCGTAAGAAGAAGTATGACACAGAAGGACTTTGCGCTGTGGCGCTTACCGTCCTTGAACATTTCGTCCGTCATATTTTGTCGTCAGGGTGATTCCTACTGTGATGCACCTGTATCACCTTGACAGTCTCAGCCAGGTGCTCTATGCTCCTAGCATGGTTCGCCGTTATCTCCTTGATCTCGTCTATGCTCTCGTGAATCTGATTGAACTCGCCCGTCGCACTGGTCCTAAACACTATTAGGTTAGTATTGATCTCGTTCATGGTCTTGTTCAAGTTTTCCAGCGTGTCAACTAACTGCTGGTTGTTCTTCTCAGTCCTTCTTATGAATTTCTGCACGAAATACCACAGGGCTGAGAATAGGCCGGCTATTACGGTTCCAGTTACGGTCAGTACGATCGGGTCGTTCATCATATCTGCATTCGTTTTTTTATCAAGTATATTAAGACCAAGCCGTGTAAGGTAATCCGTTACCGGAATTGTACAATGCTGTTATTTGTGCCTGAGACAATGCAACGCCCCAAATTGCAGGTTGATCCATTACACAATCTGCTACTACGTGTTGGTACACATTTCCCATAGTAATTTGGTAAACAGTATACGTTCCTGAACCAGAAAATGCAATCCTTCCGGTCTGATTAGTGTCCTCAACTCCATTGACGTAAATAAGTGGGTACGTCTGACCAGGATCAAGAACGCAAGTTACCATAACCCATGCATTCAAAGGATAAGTTGAGCTGTTTACTAATCCCTGTTCAAGTGCTGATCCTATAGTAGCGAATGCAAAGTCGCATGGATCACTTGGACTAGTACAGTAAACGATAAGGGATGCATGATCGCCATCCGCTTGGTCCTCAGTGATCAATTTTATCACATGTTGCTGTTGGTTAGCGTACCGTGGTTTTATCCACACGTTGATAGTCATTGCATTAGTGAATGACATTGTAGGAGTATCAACAATCATGTTGTCGATAGTAGTTTCACTAATATCATACGCTCCAGCAATTTTACCAGCAACGAAAGAAACACCAGAACCAATGACTCCATCATTTGGTCCATGCGCATCAGTTGACACAGTTCCAGTAGTCTCATCAAATTCCCAAACCGATATGAGACCTGCTTTCAATTCAGGTCTCAAGTAAAGTTTATTAGTCGGATCCATTAGCATCTTTTTGCTAGCGTCAAAAACTAATTGCATTTTCATTTTTCTAAGTTTTTTTGGCTCTTCGCAGCCTACTTATTTGTCGCTCAAAAGCAATCCTTTTCTTCCGGTAAGCAATTCATTGAATGGCGGTTCAGTTCCATCAACAACATCAATCCTAGGATTCCATACTTGGAATTTTCCTGACCCGTTTTCGTTGTAAGGTCCAAAGAATCGTATCAATACTTTTAGAGTGGTGGATGCCCATTTTAAGTCACCGTTTCCTCCTCCAGTTCCTAGGTTTGTTCCGTCAGGTTTTACTATTCCTGTAGTTGTTGTGTCAGTAGTCCCTGAGTGAGTGTACGGATGTAGAAAACAACTCACCAATCGCCATTCACCCGTAGGAAAGTACGTCGCCAGATTCGCATTGGTACATAAAGCAAAGTAAGGGTTAGCGGTCGTACCTCCATTGCTTATGTCTGTTATAGTGTCAATTGCATCTGCTGCTTCGAATGCTCGTAGTCCCAAATAACAAGAACCGTTAGTCATTGCTGATTTTACTCTTGCCCACATAGAAAACCGATACGTTTTGGTGTTATCTATGCTCTTTAGGACTGCTAGTTCGCCTGCGCTATTTCCACCGTTGAATCCGCTAATTGCTCCAGTCTGAGAAGCGCTGCCTCCTTCCCATACGTAAACCTCGTCCCCGTATGGACCGTAATCCATTACTCTGTTGTTTGCTGCGCCGGTTCCGCTCAAGTACTCACTGAAGTCCAATGTGCTTCCTGATGAATCGGTAGACCAATCTGCAGTACTCACTATACTAGCCGTTACCGCCCTGTGATCTAAGTGAATTATTCCGCTTCCGTTGAATATTACGTCTCCTGCTGCCATTGTTTTTCAGTATTTTTATTCGATGTAGATAGTAGCAGACGCGCGAATTGTAGTAGGATTAGTCTCCCAAGTAGGGGGGGGCGCCATCTTGAACATAATTTTATCGCCTACTGACACTGCTTGAGTTAAAGCTCCGCTTGTTCCAGTTACTGTATCACTTGAAAGATTAAACGTTCCCAGAGATACGTCAGTTGTGTTATTGATTCGAACATAGATCGTTGCATTCTCTGTAGAAGAGTTTGTACCACCACACACTAATGCGAATGTTCCTATTTTAATAGTACCGGCTTTTGGTACTATTAACGCGTAACCATCATTCCACACAGTATTAACTCCATCTAAAGTTACTGCACCAAAGAAGTACGTTGTGTGATCTGCCCATGTGCCTATTGATGTATTATAGGTTGATGCGGTCAACAAGTAACCTGTTGCTATTCCAGTAGCAGATCTTGTCTTTACTGTTCCGTCCGTTTCCCTTACCATTACTTCCCCTGAGGTTCCTCCAGTGTTTGCTGAACTGAGGTTCAAGTACGGAGTGTAAAGAGTGTTAGAAGTAGTGTTGAAGTTCAAGTCGGCGTCGATCGTTCCAGTTCCAGACGTACCTGAAGAACCGCTAGAGCCAGAAGTACCTGAAGTTCCAGAAGTGAACCCTGCAGGTGACGTACCAGAAGTACCGGATGAACCCGAACTACCTGCTTGACCAATTTCTCCTGATGTTCCAGAAGAACCAGAAGTTCCTGATGAACCTGACGTACCTGAAGAACCGGAAGTTCCGGAAGAACCGGAAGGACCAGTTACGCCAGATGTTCCGGAAGAACCGGAAGTTCCAGAAGAACCAGATGATCCTGAGTTACCGGAAGAACCGCTAGTTCCAGAGGTGCCAGAGGACCCTCCAAGCGATCCGCTCTTGGTCTTAATAGTACCATCAGTCTCACGTACAAGGACCTCGGTAGAGGTTCCTCCTGTGTTCGCTGAACTGAGGTTTAGGTAAGGAGTGTACAGAGTGTTCGAAGTTGTGTTGAAGTTCAAGTCAGCGTCTATCGTTCCAGTTCCAGAGGTACCAGAAGAACCGCTAGTTCCAGAGGTGCCAGAGGACCCTTCAAGCGATCCGCTCTTGGTCTTAATAGTACCATCAGTCTCACGTACAAGGACCTCGGTAGAGGTGCCGCCTGTGTTCGCTGAACTGAGATTCAAGTATGGAGTGAAAAGAGTGTTAGAAGTCGTGTTGAAGTAAAGGTCTGCATCCACCAATCCAGTTCCGGAAGTTCCTGAGGAACCTGAAGTACCTGACGATCCAGAAGTTCCAGAAGAACCTGAGCTTCCTGAATTACCTGACGATCCAGAAGTTCCAGAAGAACCTGAAGTACCAGAAGTTCCGCTTGACCCTGAACTACCAGAATTTCCACTCGAGCCAGAGGTGCCACTAGAACCGGATGAACCATCAGCGCCAGAAGAGCCAGACGTTCCAGAAGAACCTGATGTGCCTGAAGTACCGCTAGAACCATCAGCGCCAGACGAGCCAGATGTACCTGACGAACCAGACGTTCCGCTGGTTCCAGAAGAACCGGAAGTACCACTTGAACCTGAAGTTCCAGACGATCCAGAAGAACCGTCCTGACCGGAAGTACCACTAGAGCCAGAAGAACCGTCGATACCTGAAGTACCTGAAGTTCCAGACGATCCAGAAGAACCGCCGATACCTGAAGTACCTGAAGTTCCAGATGAACCTGAGGATCCGTCTATCCCTATGCCTGAGGTACCTGAAGTTCCAGATGATCCAGAACTTCCATCCGCTCCTGAAGAACCTGAAGTTCCAGACGATCCAGAAGAACCGTCGATACCTGAAGTACCTGAAGTTCCAGATGAACCTGAGGATCCGTTTATCCCTATGCCTGAGGTACCTGATGTACCACTTGACCCTGAGCTTCCGTCACTTCCCGAGGTGCCAGATGAGCCCGAGGAGCCATCTAAACCTGAAGTACCGCTAGTTCCAGAAGAACCGAAGAAAGTACCGTCCTGTCCGGAGGTACCTGATGTACCGGATGTTCCAGATGATCCAGAACTTCCGTCCGCTCCTGAAGAACCTGAAGTTCCAGTAGCACCGTCATTCCCGCTAGTTCCTGATGTTCCAGAAGTACCTGAGTAACCGCCTGTACCACCACCGCCTCCACGACCGGTCCATTCTCCGTTCCAGTTGATGACAGTTCCGTACCCTTCGATAGCAAACGAATTCGCTGTCAAAGTAGCGTCGACTTTTACTTCTGTTGTCGAAACTTCGATAGGAATTTCCACACCGAGTCCGTCGGTCAATGATTGAAGTTCGTCAGTAACACCAGCAGTTCCGCTAGTTCCTATCCCAACGACGGATGGGTAGGTCTTGTATATTTGTTTTCCTGTTAGGTCAGCCATTACTGTCAGTTAATTTTTAGCTCAAATCCTTGGTTGCCGTGATGCCCTTCGAAGCAAGCATGTTGATGAATGCCGTGTGGCATAGATCAAGAGTGTCCACTCCGTGAACTTCCCTCTGGTAAGGAGTCTTCAAGTAGGTCTCAAGGTTGAAAGGAATCGGTTGGTAACCCAAATTGAAGGCTTCCTTCGATGAGTAGATGTTCAGGATTCCCTGAAGGAACGCTCCGTCAACGTTGTTCAACACTTGAATCCTTCCGTATGCTCCGTTCAGAACTACTCCTGAACTGGAAGTTATGCTTGATGTGATGTTTAGTGCCATATTTTTGAATTTTTTATGATAGTCTCACTTTTACTGCTCCAGAAGTGTGGTAAAGTCCACCGACTGGAACTCCTGCAGTTGCTGCGGCAGAATCGTCCGCTGCGCTTATGATGTTCTGCAACTGAATGTTCTTCGTTGAAAGCCAATCCGTTGTGGAAGCAGTTACTTCGAAACCGATTGCGATTGCCTTGTCAGCAGTTGCGTGGCAGTCCCATCCGAATAGCATTCCGTACTGATTGCTTGTCTTGCATAGGGTACCGACTGCAAGGGATCCGTATCCACGAGCGTCCGATCCGTAACCGAAAGCGAACGAATGCTGTGCAGAGTAACTGTTATTTGCCGAAGCAACCGACATCGAGAAGGATCCTCCTGCGTAACCGAAGAGACCTACGGCAGCAGTTGCAGTACCTCTAGATTCTCCTCCAATCGCGATTCCTCCTCCATCAGCATTGGTGTTCCAACCGATTGCGATACCACTTAGAGTCGCTATTGGTCCGTGACCTATTGCTACTGTGTATTCTCCTGTCGCTCTTGCGTTCTCGCCCAGTGCGATAGAACTAGTTCCGCTTGAAGTTGATGCAGTTGCGGTTAGAGAATCGGCCGACTTCATTGAATTGGTTCCAGAACCTGCAACCAATCCTCCTCCGCCGCCAGTAGCACTTGTTCCACTAGTTCCAGACGAACCCGAAGAACCTGAAGTTCCTGCTTCGCCTGAAGTACCGCTTGAACCGGATGAACCGTCCTGACCGGACGTGCCTGAAGAACCTGACGTACCGTCCTGTCCTATTCCAGAAGTACCGGAGGAACCGCTAGAACCTGAAGAACCAGAAGAACCTGACGTTCCGCTTGCTCCAGACTTTCCGCTCGAACCTGAAGTACCGCTCGTTCCGCTGGATCCAGAGGAACCGGAAGCGCCTGAGTGTCCGCTTGTGCCTGACGTGCCTGACGATCCAGAACTTCCGGATCCTCCTCCAAGGCCGGTCCAACGACCCGTTGCATCTATGACTTCTCCGTACCCGTCGATTTTCAAAGTAGGTACGCTTATTTCTGTCTCGGATAACGACAGGGGAGTCACAACTCCGTCTCCGTCCGTTACCTTTTGCAGGGTGTTGGAAAGACCGGCGGTTCCACTCGTGCCCAATGAAAGGACTGAGTGGTAAGTATCTTTTACGTATTTGTCTTTAAGATCTGCCATTAGGTTGATTATATTTTAGTTGCATTCGTTCCATTTGACGACCACGAGGCTGAAGATGTCCGGGCAGGTAGACCAGACCAAGCAACCCGAGCAGTCTCTTGTAAGGTAGTTGCATTCGTTCCATTTGACGACCACGAGGCTGAAGATGTCCGGGCAGGTAGACCAGACCAAGCAACCCGAGCAGTCTCTTGTAAGGTAAACTGTGGCCTTTGACGAATCGTTGTCGCCAACGTACGATATGAAAGCAGTCTCATCGACGCATGCTACCAACTGCATCTGCCCCTCGTCGAGTAGTTCTCCAAAGTCCGGATCGAGAGTAGGTTCGTCTGTTGCCCAAAGCTTGTAGGTCCAGTTTCCGCTTGGAAACAGTGCAACGCTTCCGTCAATTGGATCCTCCTGATCAATGCTCGTTGTAGTTATCCCGAATACCGTGAACCTAGAGTTCTGCGAGATGATGCTGGGGACCACGTAAGACCATTGGTTATTGTAACTATTCTTGAAACCAAAGAGGAAACTAGGGTCCTCCCATGGGATGCTTGGGTCCATCGTGTTGACGTAGACGTAGATGTCGTTGTTTACAGTGTTCTGCGTGAGGTTTATCATTACGAGACCGTGATTTGTTATAAGTATTTTTGGTTCCCATTCTGACATTTGTAAACCGAACAAAAAAAGGGAAGGCTTCCCAGAGCCTTCCCTTACAGAAAATTAAACCACTAATGAATGAAATCGACTATCCTTCCGGAGCAGCCGTTGTAGTCGTTGTAGTAGCAGCAACGGTGTCGTTCGTTACGACGTTGACTGCCTGCCCGTGTACGATGGTTCCGAGATCTGCCGATAGAGGGACAGTCGGAGCAGGTTCCTGTGCTTGGAATACCAGAGTGTAACCGTTAAGGTCGCCCACTGCGGTACCAGTTGCGATGGTTCCTGACGACATGACCGCACCACGAGATAGACCCATGAGCCATTTAGTGTCGTTGTTGTCCGTGAAGACGATACGGAGATCCCTGTTCTGAGCCAGTAGGAGGATCTGATTCCTCTTCGTAGCGGAGAGCTTCTGGAGAACTATCGTGAGTTCTGCCTGATAGAATACCGTGCCGTTCGCGTTAGAGACGTTGATTGCTTCGCTGAAGAAAGCAGTATCTTTTGGTAGTGCAAATTCGTACCATGTTCCAGTTCCGGTGATGGAGTTAACTTCGCCATCATCAGATTCAACTGTAGTCGTGATCGTACCAGCCAAGAAATACGCAGTCTTTATACCACCGATAGCATCCATGCAATCTAGCGCCATTGTTGAACTAATTAAGCATGTCATATTTTTCTCGTTTTTTTTGTCAAAATAAAGGAGGAGCCCTAGAGACTAGGACTCTTCCTCGTGCCTTCGGCTAGGAAGGCCTGCTGGTGTACGTTGATACGAACTGGTTAGCTACGACTGCAGTTCCAAGTTTGAACTTAGCCATGAAGTTGACCTGATCGTTCGACTCGTCGTAGAACATCTTGAAGGTGTCCTTGTCGTCCAGTAAGCCAGTTCCGAAGAACATGTACTTCATTGGACCAACGAATACTGTCGACTGATCAGTTTCGTCAACCAGACCAGGAGCTGCGAAAACTTTCACGTTTGAACCCGGGAAGATGAATGAAGATTCAGCTTCGCCCGTCACGTTGGTGATGTTCGGATACTGTAGGAGGATGGAGTTTCCAGTTGCCATGAGGCCCTGAACGAGTTTGCTGTAGGTTGCGTACGAAACGTAAGCTACGAGGTCGTCTTCCTGCTTCAAAGCGTTAGGAATGAGGTCGATGAGAGTCCACATGTTCTCGACTGCATCGGTCGATGCCCAAGCGGTTGCAACTGAACTTCCGTCGATTGCGCCGTTGGCAACGTCCAACTGAGATACGAGACCGTCCAGTGTTGCACTGTCGCCTGCCCAGATGGTTTCCTCAACGTACTTGTTGATTTCTTTGATCTTGAGGTCTGCGATAGCGGCTTCGAAAGGAACCGTGTCGTGATTTGCGGTCGGAGTTAACTGACTTGAAAGCCATACGTCGTACAGAGTGTCAGGGCAGAGAGTCTCCTTCAACATTTTTGCCTTTACGACGAGCGGAAGCTCGGTGAAGACGGTTGCGTTTGTACTAACCTGACCCGTTCCGAATCCGCAAGTTGCATCGATGATAGCAGTTGTTGAACCGAGAATGTTCAGATTGGTCGTTCCAGCGGTGAGCCCTGCTTTAACGGTCATATTCGATACCGTCTTAGGCTGAAGAACCGCACGGGTGATCAGATCGGTCTGACCGGTCTGATCTACATAGGCTGATAGGCCTGATACGTTAAATGCCATTGTTCTTAGATTTTTTTACTTTTTGTTTGACATTGCATGTTTGATGACATTGATGATAGATTCCATGCGGTCCACTTTTGTTTCATCAGGTACGCTCACCTTTGGGATTTTAGTCGTTGCCGGTCGCTTGGCAAATTCGTTTACTTTCTGTTCTGCCATCTGAAGTTTGGATTTCATCTGTGCGACTTCGTCCGCTAGAGCGACAATAGCTTCCATGCAGGTCTTCACGTCGTCTGCAATCTTCTTCATCAATTCTTCTTCAGTAGGAGCCGCTGGCTCTTCAGGTTTAGTTGGATCTACAGAAGGTTCTGCTGCCTCAATAGTAACTTCAGTTTCAGGCGCTTCAGGGGCCTCTGGAGTTTCAGTAGGAGGAATAACTTCCATGATTAGACCGTCAGCATCAACCTTAAAAGCTGTTCCATCTTCCAAGGTGTAATCACCTTCTGCTAGTGGAGTAGTTCCATCTTCCTGAAAGATAGGGAAACCGGCTTCTAGTCTTTCGTAATTGACGATACTTCCATCTGTCGTTTTAGCAGATTCCAGCTTGACCTCAAGACTAAGGATTGCTCTAATCTGATTTAATTTTAGTTTGTAAGACATATCCGTTTGTTTTTTTCGAAAAGGGTCAAACTACCCCAGTTGAACATAATTATCTATGGTTCTCACTCTGACACATCTGTCTAAAACTATTTTCCTAACCCATGTATAAGAACTTATGTACTATGTATACGAACTCAGAGATTTAGCAGATGTAATTGTTTACATCGAAAGCTCAAAAGACATTTATAGTAGATTCTACGGGCATACCCATGCAAGAGGAAAATTTGAAGGTAGAAAAGACTTACACCCAGTAATAGTAAGAGAATTTGAAAACAAAAAAGACGCTCTTTCTTTTGAAACAAGCCATAAGATTGCAAACGGGTTTGAACCTACAGAGCATAATCGATCTGTTTCCAATGGAAAAAGAAGAGGTGATGAAAATCTAACTAATGAGCATTGGGATAACTGTCATACTCTAGGTAGAAAAAAAGTAGTTAAGATTTCGCATACATGCCCGATTTGTTCAAGAATAATATATGGAAACTTCCTTTTGTAAACATCCAAAAAAGTGCAGTCGTGACGTAGATAAATAAACTAAAAATCCACGACCATGACGATAATTTTAATCTTCGTTGCTTTCCTACTAGGATTAGCAATCGGACTACTGAAAAATAACCACAAGAAATAATGGAAACATCACCGAATTTTCGTCCAGCCACTTACTACATCTTCGAACTTATCGAAGAAGGCGGTCGTGTAGTGTACGTAGGAATGACGAAGAACCCGGACGTACGACTCTATCAACTTACGAAACTAAAACCACATCGCAGTCACCCTAACAGCTCATACGGTCTCTTTTACGGTCGGAACCTGATACTCGACGTGATCGCAGGATTCGATACGAAGAAACAAGCACTCGAAGCTCTAGAAATACTGAAAGAGGAACAGGATCCCAATTACGCTCAGAAGAAACTCTTCAGAAAACAGGTCTGCTCGCAGGCTGGTAGGATTACAATTGATAACGGGAACCATAACATGTTCGCTAAGTTCAGGATGCCAGACGGTAAGATCGTGACCAAGATCTGGTTGGATCGGTACTGCACGAAGCACGGATTTAGCAAGGAATCGGCAGAAAGGATCTAATAAGTATATATCCTATTGTTCCATGAGGATAGAATTTCTGCAGTAATTCAAAAGCCTCCTCTACCTTTGATTTATAGATCATTTGGTTCAGCTTCCTGAATAAGATCCCTTATTCTTTCATACTT